TTAAAGAACAGCTTGCAGATGACTTTGGATTTAAGCTGGATAGCCTTGCTGGTAAGTGGACGGACAGAAAGCAAAAAGCAAAAATAAATGCTCCATACTGGAACCTCATGTATGGTGATAAAGGCTACGAGCCAAGAAACAAGAAGGCTAAAAAGTCAGCCAAGCGGATGGAAAAGATAACCGCAAAGCAACAAAAGAAGATGAAAAAGTCTTTACTTGATGCTCAGAAGAAAGGCCGCAAGGGTGTCAGCCTTCTACCTGATGGGTTCTAGTAAGTCCAGATAACCTGTACAGTATCGCGTACATCTACATGGATGAAGTTCTTGGCAATACCTATGCCACTAAACCCCAGCTTCATAGCCTCTCGCACAATCACATAACCCTCTGACCCACTGTTGATGTGGATGTCAGCAGCAATACCCCTAGCATGGGTGCCAGGTCTGGTCTTACGAGCCTCGATAGAGTGAGAGGGATCACGGTATCCACTGGTAATCTTGAATGGGAATCCACACTGGTGACGCAGGTAGTCTAACTTCTCCAAGAAGAAGGGACTCATCTCGTTGGCCCCAGTCTCTTGGCAGTCAAACTCCTTGATGTTGAAGTACTGCATCTGCATCAGTGTACCTCGTAGCTGTTGAAGTAGGCATTGATTAGCTCTGCCTTAGCAACTTCCATACTGTATAGGATGTCTGGGTCTTCCATGTTAGATACGATCTGTATCTGGTCATCGCTCACGCCTATCACAATAATAGTATCGTAATCTTCACACAGCTCTGATAGGTCTGGACGTAGGTTAGTTACTTTTCCCATTCTTCATTCTCTCGTAAGTTCTCATTGAACCTAATCCTAACATACCCATCAGGACGGGCAACATAGTCGAAGTGTCTGCCTGTGGAATATCTACACCAAACCCTGCGGCTAGTGGTGAGATAAGGAAGTTCACTGCGAAACCCAGAACGCAAACCCAACCTGTAGCTGGTCTCCATCCTGCTTGGAACCAGTTTCCTTTTGCTTCTGCTTTGTTGACTTCGATCTGAGCCAGTGCGATTTCCTGCGCGTGGCGTTCAGACATTGTTGCAATCTCATGGGCGATCTTCTGCTTGGTATCCGCATCGGGTATGAACTTGTCCAGTAAGTTAGTGACAGGTGCTATAAACTTCTCGATCATTACTTCCTTCCCAACAGTCCTTGAACTGTATCTGACTCATAGATTCTTAAACCTAACCACACTATTGTAAACAGCGATGCCACAGGGGGCAACCATGCCGCTAATGCCAACACTCCAGTTGATGCTGCTGCTATGTCTACTACTTCCTTTGTCTCTTCGACCATGATAGTTCTCTTTAGTTTAAGTGGTATGGTTTAGTGAATGTGCTATCTAAGTTGTGCAATCTAATGCTATCACTGGCATTAACAACACTTACTCCTACCACGAATGTGTTTGCAGTGGCCAAGTCAATAGTGGTATCTGTATTATAGGAAATAGAATCAGAGTTCTCTAGGTTTAACACACCGACCACTGTGTATTGCGCTAGGCTTTGAGCTATTAACTGTATCTCTAATGTAAAGTTACCAGTAATTGCTGCATCTACGGTAAAGGTAAAGTAAGTTTCTCCAGCGCCACCATCATCACGGTAGAAAATAATACTCTTATCTCCGTTAGTATTATTTAACAGACCTGTTCCCTTGATTACCCATCTGTCATTAACAAAAAGAGAGTTGGCAGGAAACGCAGAGGTAAGAACTGGTGTTGTGCTTGTAGAGTTTACCAGTATCTGATCATTGATCTGATTGCCCACTGCACAGAGCATTGACTTCTTAGATGTGATGCGAGTATTACCAGTGGAGGAAAGGTCTCTAGCACCACCATCATAATATCCTCGGACGTTTGCAAAGTCAGCAAAGGAAGAAACAAACACTTCACCACTACTTACATGAGCAGTATCTATATAAGAGTAATCACCCTCAAGAGTTACAGCCTGGCCAGTCGCAGGGAATGCAGTAGCAGGGGCTTCAATTGTTAAGTTCTTAAACCCACATCTCTGGATATTTTTAATTGTAGGAGGGTTAGCGTTCTTAGCTCCATCTGAAATAGAAGCACCACGTGCAGCCGAGCCACCAAGTGTAGCGTGTATGTCCATCCAGCAATCTCTTAGGACTTTCTGGTAGTCACTGGCCAAGCCTATCTTAACGCGATCTTCTTCTGACAAAGATAAACCAGTACCCAACGTGATTGTGGTATTGCCATCTGTCTTTTGATACTCACCTGCTCCAGCACCTTCAGCGATAAGGGTGTTGTTTAGATAAACCTTTAGGTCAGCAGTTCTGTCTGCACCCTGATAATCAAACTTGGTGCCATAGTTAAGTACGGTCTGCCCATCAACAGCAACATTGTCAACATACTTCCATACAACTGTGCCATCTGTAATTGAGTTTCCTGTTCCAGTAGGGCCGCCACTAGCCGCAGATGTCCCTGCTGTCAGGCATTGGTATCCAACACTGTTGTTTGAAACCCTATCACCTACCTCAAAAGCAGTGCTGCCAGTCCATAGTGGTGATGTGATATAAATCTGTCTGTTAGACGTTACACCCTGCTGGAATCTAAATGCAGAGCCTGTAGCTGTTTCTTCTCCATGATTAGGAGCAGTAACACTGTGGTGTATTTGCCCCACGTTCAGGCATCCACTATCAATCATAACGATTGGGTCGGGATCAATGTAACCTGCACAGTTGCTATTCTTTACTTCAATAACTCCGTTACGACTGGCCTCACCAACACGACAGAACGCAGGTAAGTTGGACTCTGCTATAGAACCATCGTATATAGCTGAATCAATGCCAATATAGAACTGATTAGAGAATGCTGCAATGTCACACAGCTTTCTTGTAGTGGTCACTGTTTGCGCCCTAACTGACGTATTAACAAAGGCATTAGCAAAGATAGCGTTTCTTGCTCTAATCTGCTTGAAGTTAAAGTCGCACTTATACATACCACCGCGAGTCAAAGCTGCTCCAGTATCTGCTGTGATTGATATGCCATGAATTACTGCATACTTACAGAACTCCATTGGATTGCCTAGCAGGTCTAGGACAGCAGCTTCTTGGGCATTACATATTTGAACATCACCATATAGGTTAGACATTTCCTCACTGATTGGAGTGTCTATAACAATAGCTCCGGTGTTAGCATCTACAGATACTACCTCAGAAAGATGAGCTGTAATCGGATAGTTACCTGCATTACCAACCCAGGTTTTAACAGTGCTTATCCATACTAGATCGCCAACAGAAAAGTTACTGGCCTGACTTGCTGTAGTGGTTGTAACTGTGCGCCCACCGTTGACAGCATTAAGTGGGTACTGTGTATAGCTTTGACGAACTGGATTGAAGGCACCAAAGTGAACAGGGTTGAAGCCACCGGGCATTAAGACAGATGCGTAAATATCACCAGAGGTATTAGTGTTCCGTATCTCTCCCTCACCAAACCAAACAGAATAAGACCTTACATAAAGAGGGCCAGTAATCCTGATGTAGTTTGCACTATCTGGGAAGTAAAGAGGCTTACGAGCAGCCGCCGCAATATCAATAGCAGACTGAAGTTTAACTGTATTGTCTGTAACGCCATCAGCAACAACGCCATAGTCTTCAACAGATACATAATCTGGGACAGCGGAAGGATTGCCGGTAGTAACTGTGGGTCTGCCGCTTGAATCAAAAGAGAAGAACTTATTAGCTCTATTACCAACAGTAGGCAACGTCATATCAATAGTTGGCTCTAATGACTTTGGCCTAACAGCTCTATCCATGTTGGTCTGCAACTGGTTTAACACTAGGTATGCTTTGTCCATATCCCCATTAACATCAGATGCCAAGAAGTCTCCGGCATTCTGGTACTGGGTTGTACGGTCAATAGGTATTGCCAGCAAGACGCTAATAGCATCAGCGCCAGCAGCTCCAGATGTTAGTGTTATCGTGCCTCCTGTCTCTTGACCACCATCCTGGACAGTATAGTCATTAAACAGAGTCAGCTCCGCACCATTCTTTAATACTTTAAGATCGGCAGAATCTAATATCTGGAAAGTATATTGAAAAACAGTTTGCCCGTTTGCAGCAATGTAATCATTCCTAGTGGTAGCACCTGTAACAGACATACTTATTCCTCAGTAACTTTCATCATCCCTAAGTCAGTCAACACTGAAGTAGGCTTTAGTTGTGTATCAATAGCAAATATTAAGTCGCTATCAATAAGAGCATTGTAGTAATCATCTGGAAAATAACCAGAGCTAACCCAATACTTTCGTATGCCTTTCTTAAACTCTGAAGTAAACATCTCTGATGACGTTAAGTCTTGAGCTGCACTTTTGTTTTTATTGGCTACAACTATTGTTGCGAATACAGACATTAGATAGATACTCCTGTTTTAGCTGCAACATACGCTTCAGTAGATGCAAGCTCGTCAGCGTTAGACAGAGCGCCTCTAACAATAAGGCTATAGATTCTACCGTCTAGGTTCAATCCTGCTGCATTGTTCCTAGCGCCAACATTGAGTGGGTAGTTGCCATAGTTGCCTGTACCTTGGTCGCTAGTTGATGAGTTCTTTTGAACACCATCTACTCTAATTATTAATGTGTCATCACTGATGTCACTAAGACCTGTAAGTACGCTTGTTACTGGAGGAGTATAACCGCCCGCATTAATGTTTCTTAGCGCACTGCTACCCCTAGATGAATAGCGCCAAATGTTACTGGGTTGAACATTCATTCTAAATGTTCCAGCATTAGCGCCTGAGTTTGCTGACAGCTCTGTAATGTTTTCAGCGGCATCGTTTTCTTTGCGCGAACCAGCGAATACTGTCATTGCATCAGTGCCGGTAAAGTCAATAGAGGATGTCTGTAATCCATCATCAACACCATCAAACTCTAGGTAGTACAATCCACCAGCAAGTTTAAGGGTTGGACACTTTGTTTCAGTTGTCTGAATGAGGTGATTGCCGTTACCAGACTTGTCAAGGATTTTGCCAACTGGGCCATCTACAGACGCAGGAGTAGTGCCGTCTTCCTCAAACAAGGTAGATAGATCAGAGGGGTCATACCAAGCACCTTCCTCTCCATTAGCAAACAGAGCCGAAGGACTAAACCCCCGACTCCCCATGACTGCTCTTTTAAATAATGTAGCGCCAATGCCAATCATTTAAGACACCAGTGCGTGTATGCCTGTTGCATCAGTACCAGTAGCAAATACTTGTTGGCATGAGCAAATCAAGTAAAAGTTATCTGGAACAGTAACGGTACGGTCTTCACCACGAGCAGTCTTGAACTTAACAGCACCGCCCACAGTGACGTATAGGCCAATAGCTACAACGCCATCAGCAAAGATAACGCCATCGCTTGGAGTGACTGGCTGCATATCTACTACTGCGCCTGTAAGATTTGGGCCTGAACCTTTGAATGGGTTATTGGTTGTAATTGACATAATAATTTCCTGTTTGAATTGGGTTGATTATACTAAAAATTGGTTAAAAAATATACAGCTATCAGTCAACAATAGACTTTTCTACAGCATCAAATCCATGCTTTAAATAGAATAGATTCTGTAATGGAATAAGCCTGCGAAGAGTTCTAACGTCTGCCTCAGTCATCGGTTCCTTGCTTGTAAGCGCATTGCTAGCTGCCACAGTGGTACTCAGTAGGCTTCCAAATGTTGGGCCTAACAACGACTCAGCTTGGCTTCTTGACACAAACCTAGACGCATGAGCGCTAACACCTAGCAAAGGTCTTAACCCAACACTGTTGCCTGATATTTTCTCCAAGGTAAGGTTCGCCTCGCCAAGAATGCCCAGAACACCAGATCGGTCAATACCCTCCATAACAAGAGTGGCAGGGTCGGTGCTAACAGGTCTGCCTGCAATACTTTCTTTGATGTAATAAGAAAACATACCCATAGTAACTAAAGCCAGCACTCCGCCCAACGTGTTGTTATCTTGGTTTTGAAGAGCAGCGATAACAATTCTTTGGTTTGATGACAGTGTGAAAGCCCTGAACTGCCCGATAGCTTTACCTAACTCAGAAGACATAAATAAAGGCTTTTCTTGTCCAGGCATAATGATAACTCTATCGGACTCTTTTCTTACTGCCACTCCCCACATTCTTTCGAGGTCTTGCCTGTCCCAGTTTTTTGCGCCAGTCTGCCAAACCCCACCTTCACGAGTGCCGTATAACTTAACTTGCTCCCACATATCGTTTGCAGATTGCTCGTCAATGCCAAGCCTTCCTAGTCGCTTGTCGTATATCCCTTTTTTTAGGTTATCAAAGATAGACGTTTGCATGACGACAGCGTGAACCTGCTTTGCTCCTGAAGTCCAGTAGTCTAGTACGTTTATCTTGCCAAACTTTGCGGCCCCCGATCTAAGGCCTCGCTCAACTGCTGTGCCACCTTGGACGTAATCTCCAACATCTGCAATTAAAGAAGACTTACCGCCCATAAAAGCATCAGTGCCTACGCCCCACATTTTACCTTCTTCGGCAACTAACTTAAATTGCTTCAGGTTGGTTACTAGAGGTATAAGCCCCTTAGTGAAAGACTTAGCAAACCCCTCCGCCATTACAATGCGAGCAATATCAGGCAAGCTAGATATGGTTACACCACCCAATAAGCGCAAGTAGTTTAGGTCACGAGCCGATCTACCTATTCGAGTAAATATGTTATCTTCTTGGTATCCGTAAACACCTCTCATGCGATCTCTAATGCCAGCAATGTCTCTAATGTCAGCATCACTTTTTCTGCTAAGCCTAAGATTCTCTTTTTCTTTTTGCTTGTCAGTCAGGTCTTTGCGCTTCGATGTTGCTACCTGTTTCTGAGAATAGTACTGCTGAATATCTTTTATTTGGTCGTCTAGTGTGACGCTATCAAACTTTCTCATCAACTCAATATCAACAGCAGTCTGCTGGTAATATCTTTTACCCAGAGTCTCAATGTCATTCTCAAGAAACTCTTCGATTATCTCATCTTCAATAGTAAACTTTCTTGACTTTAGTGGGCCGCGCAATGCAGCAGAGCCTCTCAAAGTAGCACCGTTTCTTCCTGAGCTAAATCCTTCGCCCATCTTCCAGTCGTATGGCAACCTGCCGTCAGGAGTTCCCCTGATCCGATCTGCGATGTCTAAAGCAATGCTCTCATAGTCTTCTGGCTCAAAGTCCCTACCCTTCTTAAACTCTGCTTTATCTATGATTGCTTGGAGCTTTTTTCTTTCTCCATCTGCTGCTTTCTTTCCACCTTTCTTTGCTCCCTTAGATACAGGAGTAACCTGATCTGGAGTAAACGTCTTGCTTGCTGTAGTTCCCAGCTTTTTATTAACAAACTGCACAACAACATTGTTATCATCAGCAAACACAACTTTGCCAGTGTTACCTCTATCTCCAGCTCTAACAGTAGACCCAACAGGGGTCGGCCCAACAGCACCCTCTGCTACATCAGCAGCATCTTCTACATCAAGTTCATCGAGTTTAGCCTGAGCATCCTTAGCATCTCGATATAGAGTCTCGTCCTTGTTCTGGAGCCACTTAGATACCTTAGATACAAATGATGGAAGATTGGTGCTAATCTTATTCTTGTTGTAGATTCTGTTAAGGTAGTTTACTGACGTTGAAACATCCACATCTTCTGGCAACATATTCAGATCAATCATTTCATCCCTCAAGGGATCGTACAGCTCTGAACGCCAAAAATCTGCTGATGCCTTAACTTCAGGTATGTCACTTTCGCCAGTACGAACAGCCCTAGCCACAGCCTCATTAAACTCGGTGGATGTCATTACAGGCTCGTCTTTACTATAGATGGTGCGCGTACCTGTCTCTGTTTTTTCTGACTTTACAACTCCGCCTTTGTCACGGTACTGAGCATACAGCTTGCGATGGTTATCAATAGATGAGTAGACCTTGCCAATTTTAATTCCTGCTAATGATTGAGCAGACTGCAATGGAGCTGCATCAACATCCATAACATTCTCGGCAAGCATATTAACTGTTCGCCTTGTGCCAACGTACTCACTAACAGATGTTCTGCTGAGAGGGTCAAATGGCATAGCTTTAAGTAATGCTCTTGGAGCCTTTCCTTTAACCTCAAAACTACCAACAACTGTACGAGCAGCACCAACACTGTCGTCACCCACAGCCCCAGTCTTAGCATTGATGGTTGGATTAATTCCTTCAGCTATTTTTGGCTCAACATTCATTACATCTTCTAACTCAGATAGAACCTTGTCATCAATACCGTAGTTAGCGAGCTTTTGTACAGGAACTCCTAGAATGCCGCCTAAGAGCGTTGCAGCACCAATATTAACTGCTGACTCACTATAAGTTCTTGTAAGCTGTGTGGAGTGTAATGCGGCCTCCTGAACGGCAGTCGTAACACCTACAACAGAGCCTGTAACCGCTGCGCTGCTTAATATGCTTTTACCTGCACGATAAGTATTGGCCACTGCACCCCCGATAGGAATGAGAGAGATGGGGTCGGCAAGACCAATAGGCAGTGCAAGCACAAAAGATGTAGCTCCACCCCTAGCAATAGTTTCTCTGTCTTTGCGCTCTCTTTCTATCTGCCGTCTTACAGTATCTAGCTCATCACTGCTATCAGCAAATATGGCAGTCTCAACAAATGCCTTGTCATTACGCTCATCCTTAGTAAACATGGAGTAAGCATCAAACGTAGGGTCGTCTTTAGTGTCAGGCAATCCCTCAGGCTCAACAAGCCATGAACCAATCATGTTCTCTTGACGGCCCAATGCCTTAGCAATTTCTCCCAGCGTAGGGTCTTCCTGTGGGATAACTTCTTGAGGCTCTCGAACTAACTTTTCACTAACGAGCTGTGTTGATAATGATGGCACAAATGGCATATTACTTATTCTCCATCTTGATAGAAAGGATTAAGCCCTTGAGAAATTCTTTTTCTTGCGTGAGCAGCAGCTTTTCTTTGAATTGCAATAGGAACTTCCTTGTCTTCAGGAAGTGTTCTCAATGCTTCAACTTCTGCTTCAGTAAGAGTAGGAACCATAGATGGAACGTTCATTTCAGTGCCGTCTATTTGAACCCCTATAGAAAACTCAGTCATAGTTTCGCCATCATCTCTATCTATCGGCCCCAAATATCCCTTTTTAGATTTTGTAGAGCCATCTGGACGAATCATGCCTTGACCTTTATTTTTTTGCAAAGAGGCTACATAGTTGTCACTGGCTTGCTGCACAGAAGACTTGACGTATTCGTAAGCATCATCTATCTCACCAATAGCAAATGGAACTCCAGTTGCCTCAAGAATCTTCTTAACAAGGGAAGGTGTAACTTTACTTGGAGCTTCAACAGCCGCTGCAATACTTCGACCTTGTATGGCAAATGGGCTATTACTAGATGCCAGAATGTTACCCAAAGCTGCTTCAGTGTTTTTGTCTAAAGTTGTGTATGTTTGCTTTTTCAGTTTACCATATGGGTAAAGAGCTTTTTCACCTGCAAGCCGATTATTTTCCTCTTGCACCTTTGTGCCAGCCTCAACATCAGGATAGTACCTTGGGCTTGTCTGACCATCCTTTCTAACAAATGTAACTGCATTAATAGTGCCATCATCTAACTCAACTGTAACTCTGTAAGTTGGCTTTCCAGAAGATGCCGTTCTTGCGGTTTCTTCGTCTGACTCAAGGTATATGTTTTCGCGAGGAACATCCAAACCCTGCTCTAACAACTCTGACTTTAGCTGATCTCGTATGTAGGTAGTGTCGTCAGTACTAGGAAGCTTGTATGCTTCAAATTGGTTTGGCGGATATTTCATTAACCCAAACTCACCGTCTTTCCAGTTTGCATTTATTAACTTCATAGCTTTTGCTTTTGCTGACTCAATATCGACTGTGCCAGACTTATATAAATTCTCCACTAGTTTCCCATAGTCTTTCACCATCAATGGTAGTGAAGGATTGTTTTTAATAAAATCACTCTCCCAAGTAAAAGTCCCCTTAAACTCAGATATAATTTCTCCTCTATAAGCATCAGCAAAGGTGTCTTTATCCTCTTTGATTTGATTGGCTCTAGTTTCAGCCATAGCTCTGCGCTCAGGTCTGTCTGACGCTGTAATGTTATTAGCGTTTTCAATTGCCTTTTCCATTGACATATAGTTCATTGCATCCATAACCTGATCTGCAAAAGCAACCTCTTGAGCGTTAAATGCCTGCTCGCCAATTCCTGCTATTGATTGTATTCGGTCAATAGTTTCAACTGCGTACTCAATCTTTGCTGGGTCATTAGATCGTAAACTATTCCTAATCTCTGTTCTTACTTGCGTAGGAATGTACCCAGTCTTAGCCGCAATTTTTGCCTGCACTGTACTTCTTAGGTCTGGATCAAGTGGAGTTCTTGGCTCGGTAAGCTCGTAGTAATCATCTACGCTCTTCTGTGTAGCAACAACAACGCGATCAGTTGGCTGTGTAGCTCCTGACACAAGGTTTGACACATCAGCAATATCACGATTCTTGGTTATTTCCGCAACAGAAGTTTTTTGTATCTCTACCTCGTAGCTTGATCTTTCTGCTGGGCTGAGTATTCCTCTAGCCTGCAAATCATAAGCCTCTGAAATAAGCTCTGACGGAGTTTTAGTGCTAAGTTTAACGCTGGTATTGTAGTCAGCTTTGATATTTTGCTCTTCAACTGTAAGAGTAGCCTTCTCTTTTGAGTATGCCACTGCCTTAGAAGCAACCGCTGCATTCAACTTGGTTATAAGCTCTTGGTTTTTTTCTGCACTCAAATCTGCATCAGGGCTTTCACGCAATGCCTCAACGATTGCACGACCATCTTCAATTTGCTGTTCTGGAGTACGACCTTCTGCTCTAATAGCTCGGTCAACTTCACCCAGCTTGCCTTGAACAATAATTCTTTCGTCTTGTGCAGTCAGTAACTCGGCCTGACGATCTGTAGTCATGTCACCCTGATCTACAAGTCTCTGCAAGGAAACAGCATACTCGGTAGCGAAGTCGGCTGTAGAGGCAACGTCACCAGCAAAGGCGGCATTAGATAAACCCTTCTCGGCAACAGTAGCAGCTTGGCGAATTTCAGTGTTGGCAACAGCTAGGGTCTTCTTTCTCTCATTGTCAGCAATCTTGATAGAAGTAGGATTGTTTAGGCGAGCGTATAAGTTTTGAGCCTGACCCCTGTACTCTTCTGGCATAGCACCAATCAAGCCTTTCATCGCGGACTCTACTTTATTCTGATAGCCCACAATGTCATCAGGAAACTCAGTAGCGGCAGAGTCAACAATGTTGTTCATCTCTACTGATACGTTAGACTCATAGGTGTTACGAGCAACAGCGTTAGCCTGAGCAGCACCCCACGAAAAAGCAGATAGCTCCTTTGCTGGCCCTCTTAGCTCGCCAGTTTCAGGGTCAATGGTTCCTGCCTCGGCACTAGCAATCTTAGCTTCTTTGACTCTCTCAGCAACAATTGCAGGTTTAGCTATAGCCACACCTAAATCAGCCACAGTTTCCCCCAAACCAGCTAACGCTCGCATTTTGGCCTGTTGACCACTATCTATATTGCTAGGAGTAAAGCCACCATAGATGTCAATTTTTTGTTGTCTTGGTTGTCTAGCCATTATAATTCCAATCAGATGAGTAAGTTCCAGTTGCTTCAATGGTGGTAGGCGCAGCTTTATTGTAAGAGCCATAGGCCATGCCTAACTGACCAGCCCCTGACAACAATGTACCAGCTGCCCCAATGTTAGCTGCTGATCGAGCATTTTGTCCTGCCCGTATCATCTGTGCTTGTTTAAGCCTACTAGATAAGTTTATCATGCCCTCACTTAGACCAATGTTCTTAGCACTCTCTAAAGCAATGCTAGCAGGGGTTCCTTCAGCTTTAATACCACTAGCGGCTAACCCTACAGCGTTGGCGGCAAGTGCCTTATTTAGCTTCTGTTGGCGCTGTAACTCCGCACTCTCAGCGGCTAAACGCTCATTTTCAGCAGCCTGTTTAGCATCTGCTTCTGCTTGCTTACCTGCCGTTAATTGACCATGAACACTTGCTACTGTGCCTACTGCTGCTAGACTCATACCAATTACTGCTGCGTTGGCTATGATAAATGTCATCTAAGTAACCTCTTGCTCTACTAGAGCTGCTTCTATTTCATCAATATCTGTTAAGTGTGTAGGATGATATGTAATCCAAGTACACCCTGTCTCGCTATATATAACACGTTTAGTTCCTGGCACTGTCTCACCCAAGTACGGAGCTACAATCTTTTCTCTTTCGTGAACACTGGATACTTCGCACTCCCCAGATACCACGCTAAACAGGTGCTTACTTTTATGCAAAGCTCCTACAACAATACTTCCTGGGGGCATCACCATTTCCCTTGCATACATTCCATCAGAGAAGTGGTGTCTTGTTACTACATCTGCCTTTGGAAATTCCTTCATTATCTCTTGTAACTGGTAAATACTATCTTGCGTTACAACATCATTCACGAAGACTCGACCTCATATTGGATAGCTTGTAGGTGGAATGGAGTGGGATCAGGTACTGTGATCTCTGGGACTGTATTAGTGTCCCAACCATTACCGCCTCTGTTATCTTCTATGATACCAGTTTTTGGAGTAAATGATGTATTTAAAGGCGTATAAGGAGTTTCCCCAAACTGCCTAATAGCAACAGGATTACCGTCAATATAAATCCCTGCGCTTTCATATACACGCAAATTCATGTTGGTTATCTTCTTGCGCTTCATAACGTTCATACCGCCGCGAGTACCAGGGTTTGTATTAAGTGGCATAGTCTTGACCTTTACTGGGAAGTTAAGGCCAATCTCTAAATTTCTAGTAGTAAACCCAGAAAGCTCTGCCGCAGTAATAGTTATTCCGTAATCTTGCTCGGTAACATTAAATTGCACTTCTCTGCTAGGCAGTACATCACCATCCGCTAATACGCTAACAGTAAATGTAGACAGCCTTACTCCTTTAAGAACAGGAACAAAAACATCGCTACCAGTAGCAGTAACCGTAGTTTTAACGCTAGACTCTAAAAGATAATCAAAGCTCCATCTTTCAATGTCTCTTACAACACTATTACTGAACCCCACTCTTTCTACAATTACATAAAGCTCATCGTTTACAACAGTGCAAGACTGGAGTTTATTTCTTCGGACTGTGCCGCCCTCGTTATAAGGAGTCCACTTGGTAAATCCATTTATGTCTTGCGCTCTCATTGTATTTAAAACAGCGGCAGTACCATTTTTATTAATAATGAATACCCAGTTAGCATCTTCCGTTGTAGTTCCTGCAAGAATAGCCATATCCTTTGGCCTATCAATTAGATGCGACGAAAGCACAGATATGTCATTAGATGTATAGGCATCTTCGTTAAAGCTAAATACATATTGACGTAGTGTGTTTCCGTTCTTGTCCACAAACAATGTTGCACCATCAACAGACATAGCTTCTAAATTAAATGAGCCATGCTGAGTTTGAGCCTCTACTTGTATAGTTGAAGGCGTTAAACCTTTTACCAAGAACTCAGAGCCAGCACAGAAAACCTGAAGCCCACGATCAGGGTTAATGTCTACAATGTTAGTAAGGCCGCGAGAGTCAATTGTAATAAATATCCCTTCGTCATCCTCACCTTCTATCGTATAAAAGTCAAAGTAATCTCCAGCCCTAGAAGCAATTAAACTTTGCGGTTTGGATTTAAGACCGCCTAACCATAAGCGGCCTTCAAAGAACACGCCGATTCCTGGATACCCTCTAGTGTCAGACCAGACATCTTCCTTCCTTGTTGACCCATCTTGCTCTGTAGTGCAAGCAATTTGACCATCTGCACCAATACCGCCAGTAAACTGACCTGCACTAAACTGTTTATAATCTTTTGCAGATTCACCACTAAAACGCATTTGATAGGAGGTTACGCCAGAATGAGCAACGTCAATTCCGCTAAAGCCAAAAGTAGGCATATCAAGCAAGTTTTTCTGCAAATTAAATGAAGTAGATTCTTGCTGTCTTGTTCCAGTGCTTCCAGCATATGTAATAGGCTTACTATTAATGCCCTCAACTGTAACAATATATTGCTGCCCTACGTCAAAATCAGTAAAACTTAATGACTGCTTCTCAGTAACTGGAACTGGGCTAAGAGAATCATTATAATCATACTGAGGTATATTTCTAAAAGGAATCTGATCTACAGTAAAAGACCTTTCTGGCGTTGTGTTGTAAACACTCTCATCAAATATAATTCGTCTAGGCGCATTATCTTCCTGAAACATTAACATTACATTTTCAGTTTGGGCGTGCCTTACTTCTGGGATTTCATTGCCAGTATAGGGCATAGGTAAATCAGCAACAAAAACTGTATCGTCGCTACTAGCATTAGGTGTGCGATAAACTCTGGCATTGTTGTCTGTTAAAACTACTAAGAAGTTAATGTCTGCTGAGTATTCCCAATCAAAAGCCTTGAGGTCAGTTTCTGGTGTATAACCAAATGGCTCATCAGCAAAATTAAACTCGCCCATACGAACACGCCAGTCAGCACTATCTGTCAAATCGAGGTCAACAACTATACGCCACTGTTGTTTTTCAGTAAGAGGAACATCACTTACATCGTAACGCTGACTTACAAGTCCGCCAAATTCACTTGTGATCTCTAGCGTTTCAAAGTCAGTCCAAGTTGCGCCAATTAAATTTTGAATTGTTAAGGTATTTGTTTTAACTTCTGCGCCACCAGTTCCATTACGAATTAGGTGAGCGCCTTCTATAGTCAGAAATTCTGCATCATAAGACCCGCCCAAATTATATGCCGCAACAGTGTAGCCTGTGGGAGTACCTACATCAGCATTTGTTACAGCGTATGTGCTTGGGTTGCCATCATTAAGTAAAGCCGCGTTGCCGCCATTGGGCATATTAGGGTCTACAGCTGTTTGCCTTTCAAATCCAGTAAGAGCTTGGTCAACAAACTGTGTGCCAGGTCTACGCTTAACACCACCTTGCGGGACAATAACTACGTTCTGAGCGTTTTCTGCACCCTTATAGTATTGATCTAAGTCAGTACGACCTAGAATTAATGGCGATAGCTCACCACTTGCAAAGCTACTTTGTTGGAATTGCGACTTAGGCATTAGAACCTCACGTTAATAAATGGGCGATCCTGGATTGCTACTTGTGGGTGTTGCTGTGAGTCAGTGAATCGAGCCATACGACTAGCGTTAAGATACTGGTTAGCCAGTAACTGCATAGAAGTGGCACTGTCACGAATAGAGGGAGCAAAGTCCATAGCCAAGGCATACTCAATCATTTTGGCAAAGTATGCGGGCCACTCAGTTTCATCTACGTTAGCAATGTAGTCGCAATATAGATCGCCACTGTAGTTGCAGTAAACTTTGTCTCCAAGGATTTGGTATGGAATACTAGGACTTAACTTAATAAGACTAAGCATATCAGTCGGAAGCTGATAGATGGATTGCCATTCTTTACCGATAGGAGTATCGACAGTCAATGACAGTTGAGCTTGCTTTCTAGCAAAGCCCCAACGGAATTTAGATAGTTCGTTTTGCACAATGTTGTCGTACAAATTACTGGCCACAGTCTCGGCGCGAGAGTTGCCTGATAAAGATGTTATAGGCAGGTCGCCAATTAGAATGAGAGCATTAGAAATTAGCTGTATCTTACTTGCCATAATAAACCTTTATTTGTAAAGAAAGGGGCCACCGGAGCAGCCCCATTCAGTTTTACTACTTAACTATTACCGATTGCAGTTCCAGAAGCCATAGTAACAGTAGTGCTACCGTTATTAGCTACACAGAATGAAACAGTAAAATCGACAGCGTTAGTGTCAACTACAAGTACAACGTCACCAACATTGATTTCGTCCTTAGCAGGAACAAAAAAGTTAGCGCCAAGTACAGTAGCAACAGCTTCTTCAGTAGCATAAAGCCATACTGAACCGCCACCTGATCCGCCTACGCGGGATAAACCTGATCGTGCAAAAGCCATGATAATTCCCCTTATGCAGTTTTGTCGTATTGAACTTTAACGATACCAAGACCATCGCGTGATACTGCGCCAGCCTTCAGCATACCGTTACACAACCAAGAAGTGCGATCAGCAATCCAATCAACGTCAGTCTTGATGTCGATACCGATTGCAAGACCAACAGCGTCCTGAGAGAAGAAGTATGAATCAACGATGTTAGCTGCTTCAGTCAGACCACCTTCAGCACGATCTTCGATAACTACGAACTTAAAGCCACCGAAAGTATCAACGTCACCGTTGACCAGAGCTTTAACATTGTTGTAGTCAGAAGAAGTGATTTCTTCTTGGTTAAGCAGACCACCCAGACCCTGAGCATTGATAGCAGCATACAGGTTAGAGTTAGGAACGCCTTGAGCGCGGAGAGCTACCTGAGCTTCAATTACTTTCTCAGTAGTTAGGTTAGTGCCGCCTTCAACTACAGTACCAGCGTAAGTAGTTTCTGCGTCCATAGCGTCGATAACCAACTGGTCACAACGACGACCAAGAGACTGTGCGATAGTGCTTGCAAGTTCCTGCTTCTCGTCAAAGTTTACGGTCTGAGCATCAAACATATCTGTGTACTCTGGAGCATTCCAGTTTTGCAGAGTTGCAGTTGCGAAGCCGTGAGAGATGTCCATAGGAGTTACTAGATCAGAAGTAGACTTCTGGTTAGCTAGACCCTTACCCATGTTACGGAATTTGTAGGTGTCACCTACTACGTTGTTTCGTACAGTTACAGCGCCTTTCAAAAGGCCA